ATATACCTGATTAATACAGGACATAATTACATTTAAGGATTGATCAACCTGACTTTTTCCTTCACCAACTTCAAAATTATTTTCAATAAACTCAGTCAAAGATGGATATTTCATCTGAACTGATAAATTATCATCTAATTTAATTATATTAGAATGTTTAGAGTCTTTCTCAACTTTGATAGAATCAATATCAATTTCTACTGGAACTTGAGTCTCACCATCATCTGGACAAGTTACATTTACCTCAACAGTTTCACCGACAGATTTTGCACGAACATTTAAAAACAAATATTCAATATCAAAAGTTGCCATTTTATCAACCTTAACACCTCTTGTAATAATACAATCAGTAAGAACAGATTTTATTGCATTTGTAATCTGTTTTGTATCCTCAGACTCTAATGCCATAATTAGAATCTTTTCTTCTTTAACTAAAAAAGGCCTATATTTAACTTTTTTATTACTAGATGGCAATACCAACTCATAAGTAGGAGTCGCAATTTTTGGTAAAGGCATAATGTTTCTACACTTCAGTAAATTTATTTAGCAAGTAATATTAAACTGTAATATATCTATCATAGGCAAATTGAATAGTAACTTTTAATATATCTGCACCACCATAGGATACAGGAAGTGATGTCATTGCTTTAGGAAATGAATTTATAAATTCATAAGTTATATAATTATTATAATCTTTTTCAAATTTACTAATACTTAAAACTGCAGATTTATATCCAATATCATTACCACTATTCATTGGATAATTAAATCTTCTATAATAATTTCCCTCATCAGTTCTGTTAGCAGTTTTTGGATTATTATCTCCAGCAATATAGTCCATCCATCCTTCAAAAAATTTAATAATATTATAATTTTGATCTACATAAAAGGTAAAATCACTGTCAAGATACATTCTTGTATGGGCAAATTGTTGAGTTATCCCATGATGATTATCCTTAACTTGTGCGGTTGCAAAAGAACTTGCTGGTAATGATGCATCAGCACACATTATTCCAATATTACCACCATTAGAATATGTTCTATCTACTTTATAAAAATTTTCCAAATAATCTTTTAGTTTTCCAGTTATTCCAGAGATATTTACTTGATATTGATTATTCAAAGATAGCCTACCAAGATCTTTCTTGGTAAGAGCTTGCATCTTATATTTTGAAATAAGTCCTGCCACTCTAAATATACTTATATTATTATTTCTATTTAGATGTCTTATAAGGGTCGATATCAACCAAATAATCCATTAAAGTATAAAGGTAACTTTAGAAACATCATTTACCGTTCCTTATGGGAGTTAAAATTTATGAAATATTGTGATAGTAATCAAAATATTCTAGAATGGGGAAGTGAAGAAGTCTTTTTACCATATCGTTCTCCATTAGATAATAGAATTCATAGATATTTTCCAGATTTTTATATTAAAGTCAAAGAAAATACAGGAAAAATTAAAAAATATATTATTGAAGTAAAACCCAAAAAACAATGTATTAAACCCAAACCTCAAAAGAAGAAAACAAGAAGTTATATTTACGAAGTCCGTGAATATGCAAAAAATCAGGCAAAATGGAAGGCAGCAAGAAGTTATTGTCTTGATAGAGGATTAGAATTTAAAATATTAACCGAAGACGAATTAGGTATCACCAGATGACTTATAGTTATCCAACAGAAGATAAACATAATAGAATACGTTCCGTAGTTAATGGTATTATGGGAACAGAAAATCCTGATGATTTGATGATGGAATTGATGGAAGCTCTCAATAATACAGTAACACCTGTACCAGACGTGGGAAAATATTATGTATTTGTATATGCACCCAAGACACCTCTTATTCAATATGATGCACATCCATTAGTTGCAGTCACTGATGTATTTCGGTGGGGGTTCAAGGGACTTAACTATCATTGGGGCGAAATGAGACAATATACATGGCAAGAAGTAATTGGCCAACTATATGAAATCTATTCTGATGAGATTGCTGATGCCAGAGAAATTCCTTTTGGGAAAATACGTCTAAATAGTTAATAATTGTAAAATAGGTCGATACCAAATGGGTCAAGGTAATAAGAACATAAAAAGGAATTTAGGAAATAATACTAGTGGACGTTACATTTTAGGAACACTTGATGCAATTACAGATAATATATTTGATCTTGATCAAAGAGGAAGAGGTGAATATATAGACACTCAGATTGAAAAAAGTCAAGAAATAAAAGCTTTGATGGATGAAAGTAACCTATCAAGGCAAGATGCTCTAAAAATAGCAAGCAATAGTAGCAATAGTGATGTAGTTACACAGACAACAATTAGTAAAGACGGGGTTACTCAAAATAAGACTACTACTGTAACAAATGCTAAAAATAAAAATGAATCTCAATCTAATTTCAATGATATATTAGGCAAGTATTTCAAACCAAGTCTCTCATCACTTGATAGTCTTATATCAAAAAAAGGTGCAGATAAAAAATTACCCAGAGATCTAAGATATCCCTATAGTTCTATTGATAGTACTCAAGACTTTTTAAAATTCTCTATTTTTGAATATAAAAGACAACAATTTTTAACAAGAAATCAAAAGCAATTAAAAGCAGATTTATTAGGTAATATTCTTCTCCCCATTCCTGGTCAACTTGTTGACTCAAATGCAACTAATTTTGGAGGAGGTAATAATATGAATTCCTTTGTTGGTACAGGATTACAAGCAATTGACTCACTTTTTGGTGATAAACCTGAAGAAGCACTTGATACTATACGTGATGCTGGAGCTAGAGCAGGTGGTGATATTAAAAAGTTAGTAAGTACTTTTATTGCATCTAAAGCAATTAATATTCTTCCAGGCATGTCAGCAGATTTTAGTAGTGTACTGACAAGAAATAGTGGTCAAGTATTAAATCCAAATATGGAATTATTATTTAATGGTCCAACATTAAGACAATTTAATTATCAATTTAAATTAACACCAAGATTTAAAGAAGAAGCACAAGTTGTTAGAACTATTATTAAAGCATTTAAAAGAAATATGGCTCCAAAAGGTGAGAATGGAATTTTTCTAAAAACACCAAATATATTTGAAATTCAATATGTTGGAAGGGCAAAAGATTATTTAAACAGAATGAAATTATGTGCTCTCACAGGTGTAGCAGTTAATTATACTGGTGATGGAAATTGGGCAACATACCAAGATGGTTCACCAATTTCAATGCTACTAACACTTTCATTTAAAGAAGTTATGCCAATTTACAATGAAGATTATAAAGGTTATGATGACGATTCAGATGGAGTAGGTTACTAAAATGGGATATTTCAGAGAACTACCAGATATAGAGTATCAAAATTTTCTGTCGGATAGTATTTCTTCTCAAAGTTACTTAAGAGTTAAAAATTTATTCAGAAGAAATAAATTACGGGATGATTTACAAAATAATTTTACCCTCTTTAATAAGTATGAAATAATGGATGGTGCTCGACCAGATACGGTTGCGGAAGAAATTTATGGAGATTCTCAATTAGATTGGGTTGTTCTTATAACTGCTGGTATTATTAATGTAAGAGATGAATGGCCATTATCTGATAGAGAATTATATGATTATTCATATAATGTTCATGGTGAAAATTTAACTGATATTCATCATTATGAAACTACAGAAGTTAAAGATTCTAAAGAAGTACATGGTATAAAAATGAACCGACTCATTCTACCTAAAGGTAAAGTGGTAGATAAAGATTTTAAAATACCAAAACCAGATGAGATTGGGACTGGAACTGCAACAGAATTAAATCCAGTAACAGGTATTACTAATTGGGAATATGAAGTTATTAAAAATAATAAAAAAAGAACTATATATTTACTTAAAGTAGAATATTTACAACAATTCTTAAATGATATGAGAGATATTATGGTATATCAACAATCCTCTGAACGTGTGAATGATAAATTAATTAAAACCGAAAATACTAGAATTACATTATCATAAAAAAAACCCCCTTTAAGGGGGTTTTCTACTATACATTATTCTGCTAATTTAGCAAAATATGATAATGCATCATCTTCATCTTCTGCAACATGAACATTGGTTCCTGCACCACCAGCAGCAACAGCAGATGTAACTAATTCCTCTGCAGAACCACGATCATCATCTTCATCAACAGTTTCCGCATCTTGACGAACTGTAGTCTTGTTACCAAGAACATAACCAAGACGCTTCTTCAAATCTTCATAAGACTTGAACTGATCAGTACCAACAAACTCTTGAAGAGAATTTTCTTTCTTCCAGAGTCCTTCTAGTGCATCATCATCATCTAATAATGGAGTGACAGCAGTAAACTCAGAAGAGTCGTAGTTTCTATAACCAGCAACGTTCTTTGCCTTCAATTTGAAGTTAGCACCTTGCCAGAAATCAAATGGATCAA